TGGTATCCATAATTAGCCTCTGCTTCCTGCGTTGCTTGTAGATTGCCTTCTCCCGCCTTGCCTTTATCTCCCTGCGGAGCGCGATCATCTCTTGATATGTCTCTGTGCCGTAAGCCCAGACAATCAATTCCCTGATCTGCTTTTCCTGCTCCTCCAGCTTCTTCTTGGCGATTACACTGTTAAGCGCCTGCTGTTCTACTGTCTGCCCGTCAAATAGCTTTTTGAATACCCCCGGACTTTCTGCTTCTTTCTCGGCCTCTCTAATATCTGCCGCGAACGTATACCAAGCGCCCAGCTTTTGAGCTACAGCCTCAATCTCTGCCCCTCTTTCTACTAATGTCTGGATGCCCTTGAACGTAGTCGAGGCCATCGCTATAAGGGACAACGGGTCCATTAGTCATCGCTTTCTTCTGGCTTAACCTGACTTTCAGCCTGCTCTTTGATCTTAACAATCAGGGGCCATGCACCCGTCTTGGTAGGCAGATCGCCCAGCACGCCAAGGATTGCGTTTACTTCTTGTACGCTCAACTCTAGGTTAATCACTAGCACGCTCCCTTTTTACGCCCAAGGCAGTCCGTCTGCTTGCGTGTTTGCACGATCAATTTGACCTTGCACTTTCGCAGTACGGTTTGCTTCGACGCGAGCTTTTGCTTCATCGGGGGTTTCGTCACCCTCGACAAGGCTTGCATACACCCAACCAAGAACGTCGTTCTCAGTTAGGTCCGCGTATGGGATAAAGTCTGGGCTTGATGGATCAGGCTCACAGCGTAGCTTGCCGCCTTCTGTTGCTGAATAGTTTTCATCAGAAGCAACGCAAGACCAGTAAATCGTAATCACGCCGCCGTCTGCTTCGTTATGCGTCATGTTGTTGACGCTCCAAGTTGTAGTAATTGCCATGGTTCTTTCTCCTTTAATGGCTAGTTAGATTCGAGCTTAACAACTCTCGCGGTTAATGATTCAATTAAGTCTTGTTGCTCTTGGATGGCTTTAATCAATACTGGTACAAGCTCTGTATAACGAACTCCCATATACTCAGTATCATCATCCGGCCTAAATGTTGGGTCAATTACTTCATCAAGCACACCAACAAGGTCTTGAGCAATAACACCTATTTTTTTCTTGTCCTCTGGGCCATCTACATCTTTAAGGTGGTATTTAACTGTTCTTAATCCAGACAAAGATTGAAGTGCGTTTTCAACAGGCTCTACATTTTCTTTCAGTCTTTCGTCAGAAAAAGTGCTCCATGAAGTTGCACCTGCTGATAATTCGACACCAGCAGTTTCTGCGGATGAATAGAGTCTTAAAGACCTAAGTGCAGAATTTTGACCTATGTAAGCGGCGGTTGCGTCTAACCACATATTTAATTGGTAATTTGATGCCGCACCCAATATTCCAAAATGCGGTGCGGCCTCTGTTCCATCAACGGTTGATATAACACTTAATGTTCCTAAAGACGTGCTTCCCCCTACGCTGACCGTATTATTTCCTGCATCAACAAACAGCATGTGAGTGTTGCTGTCAGACTCAACGCGGAAATCAGAGTCAGCGCCACTTTCGTTAAATATGGCTCCAATTTCATTTTTCCACTGACCACTCCAATCAAGTTCCGCACGCTGTACCCTGCTTCCATTATGGTAGCCTTGAAATATCAAACCCGATTTTGTGGTAGGAGTCGTATCAGTGTCGCCGTAAACAATAATATTGTTTGATCCGCCATTACCGCTAGACAGCATTTCAAGAATCGCGTTTCGATCATTTACGGCATCTGTTGATCTGATACTAATAGCAGTTGTGCCGCCGGAAGCGATAGACAGCACTCTGCCAGTGGCGGAAACTCCGCTTGCAAGTGTAGAGGATGGCGCAGAATCATTTATGCCGATATTGCCATTAGTGGCATCAACAAACAGCGCGTGAGTAGAGCTGGCACTCTCAACGCGGAAGTCGTTATCCCCGCCACTGTCATTAGCAACTAGAGATTGGTCAACATTCAAACTGGTGTTTTTTACAATAAGCGGTCTCCAGCCAGTACCCGCATCTACAGCGGTAATAACACCGTAATCATTAGCATAGTCATAAGCAATCGCCACCCCTTTTGTAATATCAGAAGCGCTAGTGACAAACAGCGTTCGGTATTCGCTGGCCGCGTTGTCACCGACGACCTGTAAATTGCCGTAGCCGCCCGAACTGCCGACAGTTACTAAGTTTTCACTTGCATCTACAAACAACGCAAAAGCATTGCCATTAGACTCAACGCGGAAGTCTTGGTCGTTGCTGTCATCGTTAAAGGTTACTGCGTTCCCATTTTGCCATTTTTGCATTGAGGTAGTAACGGCCCCACCCCAAACAACATCCATACCTTGATCAGTTAATGCAACAATTCGATGGTCGTTAGTGTTGTTAGATGGGCGGAACATCGCTTGAGAACCTGTACGCCACTCAAAAATATTAGGGCCACCAAAACTTACCGCTTGTTGAGGGCTGCTTTCAAAAAGTCCTATTCTGTTAAGGCTGGCATCCACGAACAGTGTATGGGTGTTAATGTCAGACTCAACGCGGAAGTCGCTATCGCCCCCGTCCTCGTTAAATACAGCGGCGGCTTTGTGAATCAGCGTACCGCTGGAGTCGATACGCATACGTTCTGTGCTATTAGTGCCAAAAGCTATTTTACCATTGGTGTTATTAACCATAACATCCAGTTGGTCTGCGGTTTCGTTAAAGTTAATTTGAACGTTGCCGTTTGCCACAGTTTCAAGATAAACCTGCGGCGATGCGCTTTTTATAGATAACTCACCAAAAGGACTATCCGTGCCAATACCAACATTGCCACTTGAGTCGATACGCATCTTTTCAGACGATGCTATTTCAAAAGCAAGCGGAACTGCCGCTGAATAAGTGTTTGCATGTATCTTTGCCAATGAGCTAGATGCGCTTAACTCAATAGTCCCGCTTGTGGATGTGTCGTCTGATACCCTTAATATAGAGCCACTGCCAGTTACTTGTAGCTTTGTAGTTGGACTCGCAGTGCCAATACCAACGTTGCCGCTGGAGTCTATGGTCATGCCTGTGGCGGTAAAATCACTACCGCCTGTTATGTTGCTAATCTTAAATTTGTCAGAATCTGAATTATCAACACCGGCAAGCCACTCAGTTGTAGCGCCAATCAGAAACGAAATAGCGGCATCGCCAGTACCGTCTTGTGTTAATTGCAAGGAACTAGCATTACCTACATTGGTATTGTTTAGATATATGCGTTGTTTTCCAAAAACATCTAATGGTGTTATAGGACTCGCAGTGCCAATACCTAGCCGCTCCGTAGAAGCATCCCAGAAGAACTTCGCAGTCGTGCCGGTGTCTTCGTAGAAGCTGACGTCTCCGCCTGAGCCGATACGCATACGTTCTGTGGTGCTTGTATAGAACTGAACATTAGAACCACTTAGGCCAAGAACCGCATCCGCTCCTGCATCAGTCGTACCTAGTATGGAGTTACCACCAAAAGCTGAATTGCTACTAAAAATTATGTTGTTGTTTGTACTGTTTTTAAAAGAAAACAAATTATTGGCAAAGGATGGCGCTCCATTAATACGCACAGTGCCGTCAGAATCAATCGTAACCGCAGTGCTTGTGGCGTTATCGTCGATGCCTGTGGAGGTGAATGTGGTGAAGGTTCCTGCGGCGGCTGTGGTTCCACCAATAACCGTATTGTCAACAGTTCCACCAGAAATGGTTAAATTATCTGCTACATACGCATCAGCAATAGCTGTACCTTGCCAGGTTCCTGTGCCAATTGTGCCCACTGCCGTTATTTGCGTCTGAGAAGCGTCTACAGACAAAGTATCCCCAGTAAGGGTAAGACCCGTACCATCAACCAAAGCAGTCTTAGAAACGCTTATAGCGGCGCTGGCGTTAACGTCAGCATTAACAATAACCCCAGAGCTAATAGCCGCTACGCCAGTATCGGCAATTGTTATATCGCCAGATACAACATTATCAATCCACTTTGTTGTTCCTGTGTCGTAAAACAGCAATGCCCCGTCAGCAGGCGTTGTAATGTTTACATCAGAAAGCTCTGAAAGCTGATCTGCTGTATCAACCTGAGCATCTACATACGCCTTAATTGACTCTGAAGTTGCCAAAGTTGTTGCGCTTGCTGTAGCAAACGTATCGTCATCAAGAACAGCTGTACCAGATACCCCTGTATTAATTACAGGAGAAGTCAAAGTTTTGTTTGTAAGCGTATCTGTTGTATCTCTTCCTACCAATACATCTGTTGATGTTGGCAAAGTAAGTGTTCCTGTATTGCTAATTGAGCTAATAACAGGGCTTGTTAATGTTTTGTTTATTAACGTATCTGTAGTTGCTCTACCAACCAAAGTATCAGTAGATGTTGGTAAGGTAAGTGTGCCAGTATTGCTGATGCTTGAAATTACTGGAGCAGTAAGCGTTTTGTTTGTAAGTGTTTGAGTTCCAGTAAGCGTAGTTACTGTAGAGTCAATAGCAACCGTCAGCGTATTAGTCGCGCCAGTTGTATCAATGCCTGTTCCGCCAGCAATAGTTAGCGTTTCTGAATCCAAATCAATGCTTAATGCACCGCCAGAATCGCCTTGAAAATCTAAATCTTGTGCCGTTACCTGACTATCTACATAAGCTTTTACAGATTGTTGCGTAGGCACAAGTGTCGCACTATCCGAAGCCATGTTGTCTTCATCAACAAAGGCAGTAATCGTAATAGCGCCATCAGACAAACTGCCGAATGTAACAGTCCCAGTAGTCGTTAATGAGGTAGGCGTTGTGCCAACTTCAATAACAGTGCCACCAGAGTCTTCGGTGTAAAGCCTTTTGTTTGTTAAATCAAATGCGGGTTCGCCTTGAACTAGATCACTAGCCAAAGGTGCGCCTGATCCATTCTTAAGTTTAATTGTGGTTGCCATGAACTACTCCAAGAAAAACGCGAAGTAAAAGTGAAAGGGGGCCGAAGCCCCCGCATGGATTAAGCAGATGGAACTGCTAGTACAAATCCAGCTTCAGGACGATACACCTGAACACCATAAAGAGTGTCTGCGGTGTACAGAGTAGACAAATACTCTTGCTTGTACTGAGTCTGTGATCGAACAGCCATTTGCTCAGCCATCACAACAGCTTCCGTATGGAAGAGCAGTGCGGCGCGAGTGTCGACAGTGCCAGCAGTGTTGTCAGCCGCCGACTCAATGGTTCTACAGTTGGCAGAAACGTAAACATCTACGCCATACAGATTACCAATCAAGCCATTGTTGACTGTACCGCCAGATACAAAGTCTGAAGACACATACCGATCAATACCCATAATCGCATTGCGCGTTGCAGGAGGAATAATCAAGTTACGATTTTCCATCGGTACGTTGTTGTCATCAAGCTTTTGAATCATGTCACGGAAAAATGCATCCGTAAATTCATCGCCAGCTACCAACGTGTCATCAGTGTACTGAGTGGTAGTGCCATTATCGTTAAAGAAACAGCCAGTGTGCTGGTAATCAGTTTCAGCAGGGCTAAACACAATAGCACCACCGTTACCAAAACCAGTACCAGCCGCATGCAAATCAAGGTCAACCTGAACAGCCAAGGCATAACCAGCATCTTCAGTGTAGAACTGACGCAAAGAAGACAAAGCCTGTACTTCTACGATGTCCTCAATCAGACGCGAGTATTCAAAGTGACGGTTAATTGTAACAGTCAACTCTGACTCAGTGTTGGCAATGATTGTTACCGCAGTGTCAGCCGCTTTAGCATTGGCATCACCACGAGTAGGCTTAGGAATATGAATAACGTCCCCTTTCTTGCCTGTCATAGAAATGCGCTTGACAAGCGGAGCCATTTTCAAATTCTTTTGATAAGCGGCAATAATTTCATCGGACCAGATTTCTGGTACAAAAGTTGCCGCTTCCGTAAGTGCGGTATTACCCGCCGCGCCAGGATAAGTTGCAGTAGCCATGAAAAATCTCCTTTAGGCTATCTGACTCGACCCTCCGCGTAGGCTTTCAGAATCTCATCTGACAAAGCGTTATAACGGTCTGGGTCAGTCTTCATAAGTTTAATAATGTCAGCACGACGATAAACTTTTTTGTTTGACCTTTCCGCTGTACCTCGGGCATTGCCTGTTGTTGCCGACCTAGCAACATTCCTACGATTTGCGCGCTCTGCATCCGCAGTTTGCCGAACTATACTGCTTCGTTCTTTCCAAAGCGAAAATAGCTCGTTTGCTGAATCATAGTCATACGCTTGGTCTGCATTAACAAACAACTGCGTTCTAACCTTCGATCCTTTTATCCATTCAGCAAATTTAGGGTCTTGCAAGATTTGATCCATATCAGGATGGTCTGATCTCAACTGAGCAAGAGTGGCCTGCTGTTTGTACTGTTTAGTGTACGTTTCTGCCTCTTTGATTTTAGGATGATTGTCTATTGCCCGATTAACAGCACTTTGCGGGTCAACAAAAAAATCAACATCATTTGTGTTGCTATCTTCCTGCTGTGTTTCAGGTGCTTGTTTCTTGTCGAGTTCTGCCTGTATATAGTTATCAACCAACTTTCGCAGTTCGCCTACTTCCGTACTCTGTTTGCCTGAAAACTTCTCAAGCTCTTGGTTCATCTGTACTAATTCTTTTACAGATTTACCACGATACTTTTCTGGAATGTCAGAATCTTGTTGTCGAGGTTGCTCTTTTACTTGAGCCTCAACAGATTCTTCTGTTGTGTCCTGCGAAACGTCAGAATCATCTATATCTGGACGCTCATCAATAATTGTCGCTCTTGACATCATTTAAACCTATTCCGCCTAATGGTTATGGAATTATTGGGATTGGCTCTCCTCACGTTGAGCTTCCCGTCCTCTTCGACCAGCTTCCTCATGCTCTCGTACCCACCTCATGTGCCTGCCAGGAAAATCCCCAGTAGACCCATCCAGCACGAAATTTGATGCTGAAACGATCTTTTTTGCATTAGCGCCACATCCGCACCTAGTGGCTGTGGTTCCGCCTGCTACAAACTCTTCGAATATATGACCGTTTTCACAACGAAAGTCAAATATCTTCATCATTTTCTTTTTGCAATTCTTCAAAATTGTTGTTCATTGTTGCTTCAAGATTCAGCAAATTTGCTAATATATTTAGCTGTCCCTTGCGAAAGTACAAGTCATTCTTGTCTTTCGTTGCTTCAACGCTATTAATTGCAAAAGCATTTTGTCTAAGCTCTTCGATTAACTGCTTCCATCCGTCAGTAGGAAACAGGTCAAAATACTTGTTGTAATACTCTTCAGTTTCTTTGTCCATTGAGGCCATAAGGTTGTCTCTCTATTAGGATTTCTTTTTACGCCTCCTACCGGAAGCAGTTACATCATGCTTAATTCTAGCAGGACCCGTCTTTCTTGATTTGGATCTTGCTTTTTCAGCGGCAGTCATTTTAGCCGCTACCGCTTTTGGCCTGCAAGATGGATAAGGTCGCTTGGATTTTGTTGCAGACTTTCTGCCGCAAGGCTTTCCAGTCTTTACATCAATCCATTCTTCCTTAAACCACTTGGTCAGCCCACCTTTGGCTTTAGGCATATTTGCCTCCACGCCGCTGGTATTCTTTTGTAAGCCATCCTGACGCATAAGCCGAAGGCCAAACCTTGTATTTCTTTTTAGCCTCTGCCTTTACCCGAGCATACAAAGCTTTATTTGTAGGCGTAGGACTGCTTTTTGCTTTTGCCTTTTTTTTGGCTGGCATTACTTTTTAACCTTTTTTTTCTTTTTCTTTTTAGGCTTTGAGCTATACGCACCCGCACCGTAACCCATTGTAATCTCCTTACTTTTTGCCTTTATGAACCTTTTGAACTTCAAAATTAGCAGACTTTGAAGCCCCTTTATGGGGTTTAAATCCGTCGGCAGGATCTTTCATAAGCTTATAACTATTGCCGCGCTTCATCCAATGGTAGCCGTCAGGCGCTTTTACTTTCATTTTCAACCTTCTGTATGTGCTGTTTCATTGCATACTGTCGCTTGCAAGCGTGACATTCGCCACATGCCAAAAACCCATCAGGGGTTTCACTTGGTCTTCTACACGACCAATACATTTTTCGCAACTGCTCTGGCATAGCGTAATAAACCCCAAGGCTACGCTCAAGCGGAACCTTGCTCATATAATCAAAAGGCGCGGCCCATACTGGTTTATTGTGCTTGTTCATAAACAAAGCACTCATCACGCTATACGCCTCTGCGCTTTCTTCTTTGCTCATATTGTAGTCGCCAGTAAATACAGCGCATACAGGCTCAGACATTGTTGATATAACCCTGCCCGCTTGAAACAAAGCAAGCGCCATATCCCTTCCTCCAGGATATCTAGCCTTGTAAGAATACAAGCAAGATGAAAATTCAAACTGCCGTTGATTGTCTTTAAGCCAGTTTATACTTTGGTAAATTGCTTGAGCCTCAGCTTTAAACCGCCCTTCTGAGTTATCTAGATGAATTGAGTGAATGTGAACGTCATGTTCTGTATGCTTAAGTAAACTCCACGCAAGAGACACGCTATCCATGCCTCCAGAGTACATAACGATTACTTTTTCTTTGCGTTTTGTTAAAAGCCTATGGTACTTCTGTGCTGTATCAATAGCTTCTTTTGTTTTTAGCTTGTACAACTCTTCTAATGTTTTCAAACTTCACTCCTATTTAATTGATTTACCACTTTTTACATGACCAATACCTAGCCGTTAACTTGCCTGGCGGATTTGTATCGCACTTGTGTCTAGCCCTAAATGACTTTCTTCTTGCAGGCTGGTCTTTCTTAATTGTCATTTTGGCATCACCAAACCTAATAAGCTTTGTCTTATCGCCTTCCTTAGCTACCACGACGAATTTCTTTGTAGGATGATTGGGCGTCCTCTTGGGTTTGTTGTACCCGCTTACTCCCGCCCTTTCCAGCTTTGGATCCTTTTTCTTGCTCATTGAATTTGCTCTCCAATATTTGCAATCGGGCTTCCATTGCCTCCAACTTGTCCGTTTGGTCTTTGAAGGCTTTGTTCACCTCCGACAGGAGCCTGTTGAGTTCGGTTTGTGTCATTAACATTTAGAGCTTTTCCTTCCAGTTCACGTTCTTTTAAAAGCCTGTCAGCAATTTTTAATCTGCGTTCAAACT